CACATCCCATTCCGCCGACAGCGACGAGCTCCAAACCACTCGAGAACTGTTCGGCTCCCCCTGATCTGAAAAGGAGACCGGCTCATGGCCGTTCTGGCAACCACAGGCATCACCCTCCCGAAGAACATCGCCGCTGGCATGTTCGCCAAGGCCACGACCGGCTCCGCTGTCGCCGCGCTCTCGGGCGCCGAGCCGCAGCAATTCGGCGAGGTCACCCACATGACCCTGACGGCTCGCCCCCTCGCCGAGTACGTCGGTGAAGGCGCGAACAAGGCGCCGACCGCAGCCACCTTCGGGACCAAGGTCGCGACCCCGCACAAGGTGCAGGTCACGATGAGGTTCAACGAAGAGGTCCAGTGGGCCGACGACGAGTACCAGATCGGCATCCTCAAGACTCTGGGTGACGCTGGAGGGCTGGCCCTGGCTCGCGCGCTCGACCTCGGCGTGTTCCACGGCATCAACCCCCTGACCGGCGCCGCTGTGGCGTCGATCGTCGTGGGCGACCGGATCGCGACGACCACGAACTCCGTGGAGATCGTGACCGCGACCCTCAACACCCCGGACACCGTCATCGAGGCCGCTGCCGGCCTGATCATCTCCGACCTCTACGTTCCCGACGGTATCGCCTTCGACCCCACCTACGCGTGGACGATCGCGACTGCTCGCTACGCGGACGGCCGCAAGAAGTACCCGGAGGTCGGCTTCGGCGCGAACATCACCTCGTTCGAGGGTCTGAACGCGTTCAGCACCTCGACCGTCTCGGGACTCCCGGAGGCCGCAGACACGAAGATCAAGGCGATCGTCGGGCAGTGGGACCTGCTGCGGTGGGGTGTCCAGAAGCGCGTGCCCGTCGAGCTCATCAAGTTCGGTGACCCGGACGGTCAGGGTGACCTCAAGCGCACCAACCAGATCGCGCTGCGCCTCGAGGTCGTCTACGGCTGGGCTGTCATGGACCTCGACGGGTTCGCGACGGTCAAGGACGCGGTGGCGAACGTCTGATGATCCTGATCACGACGAGCGGGGTTCGCGTGAGTGTCGCTGACGAGAAGGCCGAACGCCTGATCGCCAGCGGCGCCTACGCGCTCCCTGNGCCGCCGAAGGCGCCAGTGAAGACGGCGNCGAAGCGCGCCCCGGCCNTCCGCAAGTCCACCAAGTGATGCNAGGGGGTGACTCGTGACCGCTGTNACGCTGGTCCTCGCGGACCTGGCACCGTTCGCCGACATCGAGCCGATCAAGGCTCAGGCCATGATCGACGACGCGCTGGCGACAGCAGAGCGGGTCGCCCCCTGTATCACCACCGATGACTTCGCGTACCCCGCTGCCGCGATGGCACTCCTGCGCGGTGCGATCATCCGCTGGGCCGAGGCTGGCAGCGGCGCCCTACAGTCGCAGACGGCTGGACCGTTCGGTCAGACGGTTGACACGCGGCAACCGCGGCGCGGCATGTTCTGGCCGTCCGAGATCGAGCAGTTGCAGGATCTCTGCAAGGGCCCGGACACGTCGGGTGCGTTCTCGATCGACACGCTGCCGGTGTTCACCGGCGCGCACAACGACACGTGCGCGATCAACTTCGGCGCGCTGTATTGCAGTTGTGGCGCGGTACTCACGCAGGGCCTGCCGCTGTACGAGAACCTCTGATGCTTCCCGGTGAGACGGTCCTCGTCCTGACCGGCACCCCTGTCACGGACCCATACTCGGGTGAGTCGACCGGCACCTCGTGGGCGACGCCGACGCAGGTGTCGGTCGACAACGTCGTGTGTGAGCCGCGCCCGTCCGCCGAGCCTGTGCAGGACGCGCGCAACTCGGTCACGTCCGGCTTCACCCTCTACATGCCGGCAGGGACCGCGATCATCCCGGCGAACAGGGTCCGTGTCCGTGGCCTCGACTATGACGTTCTGGGCGAGGCGTCCGACTGGCGGCTCGGATCTTGGCGTCCCGGCATTGTCGTGCAGACGAGCAGAACGGCTGGCTAGACCTTCACCGCTCCGAGCTCGCTTGCCAACGCCTCGAAGTCCGCCTGCTGCTTCTTGCGGAAGTGCAGCTGGAACTTGCCGCCGTCTGTCGTGGTCACGATCAGGTTGCCGTTGACCATCATGTTGGCACCCTTGAATGTGGCGCCTGCGATGTTCGCCCGCAGGATCTCGATGTCGGCGTCTCCGGCTCGCGTCTGCACGTGATACCTGTCGTCGTCGCTCTGGGTGAGAGTTACATCCCAGCCGGTCAACGCGCCTCGTGCGGCCTTGGTCTTCGCGTGTACGCGCAGGGACTGTTCGTCGTACTGCACGTCGATCATGTAGCCGTCCATCGCAGCTCTCCTCGTGTTGGTCCCCGCAACCTAGTCCCAAAGTTGACGACCCGGAGGAGGTTTGACGGAAATGGCGAATCTCAAGGTCAAGCTGTACTCCCCCGGCATGGCCGAGATGATGAAGTCCGAGAAGGTCACAGCGGAGCTAGAACGCATCGCGGAGCGTGACGCGGCTGCGGCACGCGCGTCCGCTCCGGTTGAGTCTGGGGCGTACCGGGATTCGATCCGTGTGGAGATGACCACGGCCGCGGCTCTCGGGATCAAGTTTAGGCGTGGCGGCAATGATCGCCCTGTCGCCGTCGTGGTTGCCGCGAGCACTTATGCGATGAACGTCGAGGCGTCGACGGGGAACCTCGCCAGAAACATCGACGCCGCGAAGAGCGCCTGATGACCGAGGTCGCGATCTTCGACGACACCGAACTATTCCTCTGCGGTTATCTTCGGTCCAAACTGACCGCCCGACCTGAGGCGTACACGACCGGCGTTGTCGTCTCCAACGCGGTCCCCACAACCCGCCCCGCAAGGCTCGTCACTGTGCGCCGCGATGGCGGGCCGAAGGTCAACTCGCTCACCGAGGCCGCCCGCCTTGGGATCAACGTGTGGGCTGCCACCGAGAACGACGCCACCAACCTCGCAAGGTTGACACGGGCGATCCTGTCAGGCGCCGCCGGTCAGGGTCCGGTCAGGCGGGTCACCGAAACGTCAGGACCCTCACCGATTCCTGATGTCGTCCCGCGCCGTTACTTCGTGGCAGAACTGCTCGTCCACGGCTCCATCATCACAGTCTGAAGGAGACATCATGCCCAAGATCATCCTCGCCTACCCATACACGGGGGCTGACGGCAAGAACCACAGGCCGGACACCACCATCGAAGTCGACGACGCTGAGGCCGCCCGCCTGCTCTACTTCGGACTCGCCAGAGAACCCGAAACCACCAAGTCGGCTACGGCCGAGAAGAAAGGTAGCTGACTGATATGGCCACGAACCTCGCAGCGAATCGCATCTACGGCGACGCCGGCTCTGCCGTGTCCGTCGCACCCAAGGGCACCACCGGCCCGATCGGGCTGGCCGCGCTCGCGACCCCCTTCGATGACTTGGGCTGGCTCGGCGAGGACGGTGTTGCGATCGCCCGGAAGGTCGATAAGAAGGTGTTCAAGGCGCACCAGGGCGGGGCTGTGATCCGCACGAAGATTACTGGCACCGAGAACGGCTTCAAGTTCCAGTGCCTCGAAGAGACCGCGATTGTCTTGGGGCTGATGCACGCCGGGTCGACCGGCGTCACCGCGGCCGGGGTGTCGACCGTCACCATTCCGGGGTCGATCGGCCCGGACGAGCGGGTGTTCGTGGTCGATGAGTTCGACGGCGAGATCCAGACCCGGTACGTGTTCCCCACGGGTCAGGTCGGCGACCGCGGCGACATCGTCCTGAAGACCGATGAGATGACCCTGTATGAGTTCAACGTCGACGTGACGGGGGACTTCACGATGGTCACCAACTCCACGGCTGTTGTCTATCCGATCTCGTGACCTGAGCGCCCCCCTCCAACCGACAGCCCCGAGCCGCAGGCACTCGGGGCTGTCGCCTGCCTGCCGCCTGTCAGGAGCACGTCATGCCAGTACCAGAGACCGCCAAGAAACCTCAGGACCACAAGGCCGCGAAGGCGGAGGCCAAGGGTGAGGACATCGCCTTCGACCACGACGGGGTCACCTACACCATCGAACGTGACGTCGCGGATGACGTGGAGATCCTCGAGCTGATCGGTGACATGACGACGAACCCGATCCTGCTGCCGAAGGTGGTTCGCACGATGCTCGGCCTGGCGCAGTGGGCGGCGTTCAAGGACTCGCACCGCAACGCGAAGGGTCGCATCCCCTCCGATGAGCTGCGGAGGCTGTTCGAGGCCATTGATGACGCTGCGGGAAAATCTCAGCCCTAGCACTCCTGTTGCGGGAGCACGCCGGGGCGATCGAAGCCGACTTCCAGGCCGTGTACGGGGTGGACCTGCTGGACCTGTGGCGGGGCTCCCTGACCCCACGTAAGGCCTCGGTCCTGATGGCCAACCTGCCCCAGGGAGCGGCCCTGTGGCGGGCGATGGACGTACCTGGGGCGTGGACTACCGGGGAGCACCTGGCCGCGTCCGCAGTGGACGCGCTGGCCATTGCGAACTGGCAGCGGTCCAAGGCCGGCACTGAGGCAAACAAGGCGCCGAAGCCTCTGCCGCGTCCGGGCGTGGATGAGGCGAAGACGGTTACTGCGATGAGTAAGGCTGCGGCGTTCCGTGCCCGTCAACGAGCGAAGGCTGAGGAGGACTGATGGCCACGGAGGTTGGCTCTGCGTATCTGACCATCATTCCCAGCTCGAAGGGCTTCGGGAAGAAGCTCTCGGGTGGTATCGACCCGGAGATGGGGACCGCGGGGAAGTCGGCCGGGTCGAAGTTTGGTTCGGGCCTGAGTTCGTCGGCCAAGGGCATCGGCAGCAAAGCCGGCAAGCTCATCGGTGGCGCGCTCGTTGCGGGTGTAGGCCTTGCCGTGGTTGGTATCGGGGCGGTCATCAAGACGGGGTTTGACGAGTCGAAGGACGCCTCGGCTGGCGCTGCGCAGTTGGCCGCTGGCATCAAGTCCACGGGCAACGCGGCGAATGTGGCCATCCCCGGCTTGGAGGCTCTGGCCAAGAAGATCCAGGCGTATTCCGGCCAGACCGACGACTCGATCGTCCAGACCGAGGCGCTGCTGCTGACGTTCCCGAAGATCAAGAATGCCGGCGTCGACAAGATATTCGATCAGACCACGATCGCTGCTGCTGACATGGCGGCGAGGATGGGCGGGGATGCTTCGGCCTCCGCGATCCGTCTCGGTCGCGCCTTGTCCGATCCTGTAAAGGGTGTTACTGCGCTGACCCGTGTCGGCGTGGTCTTCACTGCTGCGCAGAAGGACCAGATCACGGCGATGGTCAAGGTTGGCGACGTCGTCGGCGCGCAGAAAATCATCCTCGGTGAGCTGAACACAGAGTTCGGCGGATCTGCGAAGGCGGCAGGGACTTCCCTGCCCGGTCAGATGGCGATCGCCAAGCGCTCCTTCGAGGAGCTGTCCGAGACCGTGGTGACCGGGCTGCTACCGGCGTTTATGACGACTTTGACCGGGATCACCGGGTTCATCAAAGGGGTCCAGGACGGCACGGGCGCAGGCGGGACCTTCCGGGACATCCTGACAGCGATCTATGAGAAGGGGCTCAAGCCAGTCGGCGAGTTCATCGTCAACACCGCCATCCCCGCGATCAAGGACTTCGCCACCGGGTTCGCGAATGGCACCGGCCCTGGTGGAAAGTTCCGGGACATCCTGACAGCGATCTATGACGACGGCATTGTCCCGCTCGCGACGTTCATCACGGACACGGCGCTGCCCGCGCTCAAGAGCATCGGGACGTGGATCACGGACACGGGCATCCCTGCGCTGTCGTCATTCAAGGACTGGGTGGGCAAGAGCAAGACGGCGCTCGAGCAGTGCGCCACCCTCATCACTATCGTCCTGCTGCCTGTGTTTATCGACATGGCCGTGAAGGCTGTCGTGTCGGCCGCGACGCAGGTCACGGCGTGGGTGTCGACGCAGGTCGCCGGCCAGACGTCGGCCGCGTCACAGTTCGCCTCGCACTACGTCATTGTCGGCGGGTGGATCGCCTCTGCTGCGTCGGCTGTCGCGTCGGGTGCAACCACCGTCGCGATCTGGGCGATGTACAAGTGGGAGGCCATCCAGGGCGCGGCGTCTGTCGTCGGGGCGCACCTTGCGATCGCAGGCGGCTGGATCGCGTCTGCCGCTGCGGCTGTCGCGTCGGGCGTGTCCACGGCTGCGACCTGGGTTGCCATGAGCGCTCGCTCCATCGCGGGCGCGGCCATAGCGGTCGGCTCCCTCATTGCTATCGGTGCTGGCTGGGTCGCCTCCGCAGTTATCGCGACCGCGTCGGGTATCGCGATGGCTGCGGCGTGGGTCGTCGGCCTCGGGCCGGTCGCGTGGATCATCGCCGCCGTTGTGGCGATCGGTGCCGCCCTCGTCCTGGCGTACAACAAGGTCTCCTGGTTCCGCACGGCCGTCGACGCCGTATGGCAGTGGATGAAGAATGCGGCGACCTCGGTCAAGGACTGGATTGTGGGCGCGTGGAACACGGTCGTCGGGTTCGTGACCGGTCTGCCCGGCCGGATCGGGTCGGCGGTCTCCGGCATGTGGGACGGGATCAAGGATTCGTTCCGGTCGGCGCTCAACTGGGTGCTGCGGGCGTGGAACAACTTCAGCTTCACCATCGGTGGCGGCAACGTCATGGGCGTCAACATCCCGAGCGTCACCCTCAACACCCCGAACATTCCCCTGCTCGCGCAGGGTGGCATCGTCCCGGCGACCCCGGGCGGGCGACTGGTGCGTGTCGCTGAGGCCGGGCAGGACGAGGCGATCGTGCCCCTGGGTCGGGGCGGCGCAACTGGTGGTATCGACCTGTCGGCCAAGACCATCAACGCCATCGCCGCTGCGATGGCCCGCGTGAAGATCGGCCTCGATGGTCGGGTCGTGTCCACCTCGGTCGACTACAGGATCGGGATGGCGCTGCGATGAGCATCTGGCCGAACACAGTCACCCTTGGTGGCGTCCTGCTCGACGTTGACGACGGGACCTCGTTCCGGGCGGTTGGTGACATTCCCGGCTGGGATGATGCACCCGACATCCGTGACGGGTTGACGGCCAAGGCGCAGCAGGATGGCGCGTGGGACGGTACGGGGTTCGATGACGCACGAGTGGTCGACGTCGACGGGCTGGTGGACGAGGCGACCCCACAGGCCGCCTACGCGGTGCTCCGGCAGTTGCAAGCGTTGCGTCCCCAGTCCGTCCAGGAGCTCGTGGTCGTCAACGCTGCGATCGGTTCCCTGTCGGCCTTGACGCGGGTCACCGTGGGTGTGAAACCGGTTTGGTAC